GGCAGATTCGGTAAAGTGCATTGCTTATCAAATGCTGAAGTAACATTTGTTGCTGAAAATTTAACAGAAAATGGTTCTTCAACAATTAATGGAATTGAAATGAAATCATCTTCAGAAATTGAAGGTGTTATAACAAGTATCACTCTTGCAAGCGGTCAGGTAATAGCTTATTCATTATGAGTCTTGCCAACGCACTAAAAAAGGCAGCATCAAAGACTCTTGCAAAACTTGGAGGTGATGTAACTATTAGACAGGTAACGGCTGGCAGTTATAACACGACCACAGGAGCTATTACAGAATCTACATCTGATACAACTATCAAAGGTTCATTAAGTAATGTTTCAAGAAATCAAGTTAATGATTTAATTGAGTCACAAGATAAAGTTTTAACCATATCTGCTGGTGATCTTACCTTTGTACCAACGACTAAAGATAGAGTTGTTATAAGTAGTGTTGAATTTAAAATTATAAGTATTTCTGTTAATGAGCAAAATAATACACCTATAAGTTTTGAACTTGTCTTGAGGTAATTATGGTTAGACAAATAAGATTAGACCAAATAGATGATCTCATGGCAGAGGCAGTACAAGAGTTAGTACAGAAAACAACATTACGTTGGACAGAACTTTCAAAAAAAGCAACACCTGTAGGAGAAACAGGTAATTTAAGAAATGGTTGGAAAACTGATATAAGAAAATTTAAAGGAACAATTATTAATAATGTTGAATATGCTGAACCAGTAATTTATGGAACTTCCTTACCACCTAGTTGGAAAGGTAGATATAGAACAAGACAACAGACAATAAAAGGCTTTCCAGAATTACAAGCAAAGCAACTTACAGTAGGTTATATTCCAAAAGAATTAAAAAGAATTATAAGGAGTAAATAATGGCCGCAACCGATCTAAATACAGTTCGATCTACTATTGAAGAAAGATTGGCAACAGAGTTAGCAAGCAGTCCTGTTATTCCTGTTGTATTTAATAATATGTCTTTCGATTCAACAACAGAAGATACTTTTGTTCAATGTCAAACAAGTTTTGGAACAGGTGCTTATTTAAGTATGGGAGGCTCCGCTAACTCCACAAATAGTGTTGTTGGTTTAATACTTTTAAATATTTTTACAGAGGAAAATATTGGAGCAGGGGCAAACTATGTTATTGGCAAAAGACTGCGTGACCTTTACAATAACCTTACAGTTTCAAATGTAATTTTTGATTCACCAGTAGGACCAGAAGTTTTAGCATCTAGTCCCAAAGGTAAGTTTCAAACACAAATTAGAATTACTTTTGAAATATACGAGGATCTTTAAATGGAAATTACTGAACAAATGTTAGATGCTATAGAGGCAGTAAAAGGTAGGCGTGACCCTGCTTATTGGGATGGTCGTTGCAGACGGTATATGGAAAAGCAAGAAAATTTAAAAAAAGATGTAAAAAAACCTAAAAAAGGTTAATATAAAATAAATACTTTCTTTTGTTATGGCTATTAAGGGTGATGTAGGGAAAATCATGTTTGAAAACGCTGGCGGTACTGAAGCTGACGTTGGACAAACAAGGTCTTGGTCTTTGTCTATTACTAAAGACACTATGGAGACATCAAAGCAAGGAGATACCTTTAAAACAAATATTGGTGGCTTAATTGCTGGTGAAGGTTCAGCAGAACTTTTATATGCACCTACTGAAACTGGAGCAGGTTACACAACATTTATTGATGATGTATTAACCACAGGCGATAATGCTGACGCATTATTTGAATTATTCCCTGACTCTGGCGAATCAGCAAAGAAAATTAGTTTTGCAGGGATTATTACAAATGCAGAGTATGGTGCAACCCTTGGCGAAGTACAAATCATAAATATTAGCTTTATTACAAGTGGTACCATAACTTCAGCTATATAGTACATTAGGATAATTAAATAAATTTTATATGCCAACAAAAAGAACCATTGACATTATCACTGAAGGCTTCAGTGATGTAATGTCAGCAAGACGCAAATATGAATTTGAGTTACCTTCTGGTCAAAAAATTGATATTTACTTTCCACCCTTAACAAGATTTGATAGACAAAAGGCACAAACTGCTGTTGGTACTGATGATGCTTTAATGGTATCTACACAACTACTTTGTCAGATTGCACAAAAAGAAGATGGGTCAAAAATGTTTGCTTTGGCTGATGCACCAGACCTACAAAGATTATTACCAGAGAAAGTTTTGAATGATATAGAGCTATTTTTGTTTGAACTGAAAATAGATGTTGATACAGCAAAAAACGATTAAAGAGAAATAACTGGCTAAACTTTGAGTTGTTTCTCGCATCTGAACTTGGTAAAACATTAACTGAGTTAAGACAAAATATGACAGAAGAGGAATTGATATATTGGGCTGCATATTATGAAAATAAATCTGATAATGAAAAAAAGATGCGCCATAGAGCAAATAACAGGTAAGATAAAAGAAATGTATTTTATAAGCTAAGTGGCTGAAAGTATTGTTACCTTAAGAGTTGATACCAAAAATGCTGTCAGTTCTTTAAATAATGCTTCTGCAGCAACAAATAGATTATCAGTAGCATCAAAAGGTGCAACAAAATCTTTGGCTGCAACATCTACTGCAGCAAAAGGTTTAGGTACTGCATTAAGAAATAGTATTGCGCCAATCCTTGCTGTTGGTACAGCTTTTTCTGTTGTAAATAATAGTATTGGAACTTTTCTTGCTAGGGAAAGAGATATTGCGATTCTTGAGCAAGGTATAAGGAATTTAGGTGCAGGTTCAGCTTCGTTAAGAGAATTACAAAAAGCAGCAGATGAATTAGGCAAAACAACTTTATTCAATCAAGAAGAATTTACAAGAGGTTTCAACTTGTTAACAAGTTTTAGAAATATTGGTGTTGATTCATATTCAAGAGTTGCCCAAGCAGCAGCAGATATTGCACAGGTTAACCAAGTTGATGTTAGTACTTCTTTCATGCAACTTGCAAAAGCATTACAAGACCCTGAGAGAAATTTATCAAACTTAAATCGTTCTGGTATTGCTTTTACCAAGCAACAAACAAAAGTAATAAAAGAGTTAATGAAAACAAATCAGGTAGCGAAAGCGCATACCATGATTTTGGATATTGT